TTATGTTTGTGCAGGAGCTTTAGAAGGTGAAGCTTGTTATAAGCAAGGGTTACAGGATGGAATGAAGTTAGCTTTGGGTGTGATAGAATGATTACCAAAGAAGAGTTAGAGAGGCTATATTGGGACGAAGGCAACAGTATGAACGATATAGGTAAATTATTAAACAAATCATGTTCAGCTATTAGGTATTGGATGAATAAATATAATATTTCCAGAAGAAATGCTGCTGATTACCATAGAAAAAGTAACGATGAGTTTGTAAAGGATATAAAAAAACTTGTCGGAAATAAATATGTTTTTTTAGAAAAATATAAAGGTTCATATACAAAAATATTATGCAAGCATATTAAATGTGGATACGAATGGAAAATAAGACCTAACAGTTTCTTAAATTCACACAATAGGTGTCCTAAATGTTCTACTAAGTCAGCAGCTTTAAAGCATAAAAAAACTGACCAAGAATTTAAACAAGAAGTATTTGAGTTAGTTGGAAGTGAATATTCATTTTTGGAAAAATATAAAAAAGGCACAAGAAAAATTAAAATTAAACATAATAAATGTGGAAATATTTATTATGTTAGACCACATGACTTTTTAAGTGGCAACAGATGCCCTGAATGTAGTTTGAAAAAGACTATAAAAAAACTCAGAAAAAGTAATAACCAGTTCAAAATAGAAGTTAGAGAATTGGTTGGTGATGAATATACAGTTTTAGGGAAATATATTAATTATGGCACTAAAATAAAAATCAGACATAATAATTGTGGTAATGTATATGATGTTACTCCAAGAAGCTTTGTATATCATGGCAACAGATGCCCTTATTGCAAAAACTCTACTGGGGAAGAAAAAATAAAGCAGTTTTTAGAAAATAATGCTTTCCTTTTTGAAAAAGAATATGTTTTTAAAGATTGCATAAGCCAAAAGGGAGGCACTTTAAGATTTGATTTTGCCATATTTAATTCTAAAAATGAAGTAATTCAAATAATCGAGTATGATGGAGAGCAACACTATAGACCCATTGATTTCTTTGGTGGCAAGGAAGGGTTTAAAGGAGTTAAAAAAAGAGATAAGATAAAAAATAAATATTGCAAAGATAATAATATTCCTTTGTTGAGAATTCCTTATTGGGATTTTGATAATATAGAACAAATATTAAAATCCAAATTAATATTTTGAAGGTGATATTAAGTGATTAACTTTGGTAGAGTTGCTGAATTTGTTGTAGATGATAGAGTTTTTAAGTTTCCTGAACTAGAGATAGATTTTAGAGTTAATTTTGATACTGAAAGTGATAGTAACTCAGGCAATATAAAGCTTTATAATCTTAATGATAAGTCGATAGAATTATTTAAGAAGGATAAAAAGGTAGTGCTAAAGGCTGGTTATGGTGATGATATAGGTGCAATTATGAAACCTATCATTAAATCAGCTACTTCTGAATTTAATGGTAATGATAAAATAACTAAGATAGTATTGAGTGAAGCAATAGAAGGTACTATTAATCTATCTTGGTCTAAGAATACAAGAGCCAGTACTATAATTAAAGATGTTATAAATAAGATACCTTTAGACTTAGGTGATTTAGATATAGCTACTGATAAGAAGTACAGAAAGGGCAAGACCTTCTCCTGCGAAGCTAAGGAAGCTTTAAAGGAGTTGGCCAAAGATACAGAGTCTAAATTTCATGTATCTAGAGGTAAAATCTACTTTAGACCATTAGATAAGGCAACCTATAGGGTGATTAAGCTTAATAAAGATAATGGTCTGATTGCTAGTCCTCAATTAATCGATAGTGGAGAGGAAGATCGTTGGAAGGTACAAGCACTTTTAAGGTATGAGATTGAACCTGATATTGTACTAGATATAGAGAGTCTTACTCTTAATGGCCAGTATAGAGTGGTTAGTGGTAGTTTTACCAGTGATTTTATTACAGAATGTGAGGTGGTCAAACTATGAATCTAAATAAGTTAATAAAAGGCATGTTGGATAAGGAGTTAGAGGATATTCACATAGCCTTACCAGCTAAGATACAGAATTATGATCCTGAGAAGATGAGAGCTGATATAGTGATTTTAGCTAAGAAAGAATTAGGGGAGGAAGAGGTGGAGATTCCTCCAGTTCTTGAAGTTCCAGTATCTCATTTTAAAGCTGGTCCTTTTATTATTAGACCACCTTATAATCGTGGTGATGTAGTACAGGTGCTTTTTAATGAGAGAGCTATTGATAACTTACTGGCCAGTAATAGAGCTGAAAGTCCTGAATTTAATAGAAAGCATAGTTTAGATGATGCAACAGTTATAGCTGGACTAAAAACTGAAAGAGAAAGCAGTTATCCTTCTGATCACCAGGAGGATTTTTTAATTTACAATAGAGATACTCAGGAAAAAGCAGTTTTAAAGAAAGCTGGAGGAGCAATTTTAAAAGTTGATGATTTAGTGGTGGAGTCAAGTGATATTAAATTAGGATCTAAAGATGCTTCTGAAGCAATAGCCTTCAAAAGTGAATTGAATGATTTGAAGAAGTTGGTCCTGAGTCATACTCATCCTTATAATGCTATATTACCTAACGGTCAACCAACTCCAATGACTACATCAGCTACTACCTCTACTAAGACAGATTACCCTGGTACTAGCAAGGTGGTGGCAGAATGAAGAGTTTATTACTTAACTCTAGTGGAGATTTAGAGCTAGATCAGTTTAAGAGTTTAGAGATGGTTGAAGGACCAGCAGAGATTAAACAGCAGATTAGATTAACCTTATTGACTAATCGTGGGGAATGGTTTCTTAATCTTAACTTTGGTACTCCTTGGTTAGATTTATTTAGAAGAGAGATCAGTGAAGAAGAGTTTAAGCAAGAAACTGTTACTATGCTAAATGATATTGTTGGTGTAGATCAAGTAGAGAAGTTTGATATAAGTTTAGATACACAGACTAGAAAGGCTAAGGTTACTCTTGTTATTTTAATTGAAAGTGGAGAAGAAATTATATTAGAGGAGGTGGTATAGGTGGCTGATGAAGAGTATGGAGTGGTCCAGGAGGGATTTAAAAGAAAGAGTAGGGAAGATATAGAGAAGGATATGAAGGATACAGCTAAAAACCTTTTTGGTGATGATATTAACTTAAAAGAAAACTCACCATTAGGATTATTGATTACTCTTATCTCTTATGCTTTAGCTTTGGTCTGGAAAGCATTAGCAGGAGTCTATAATTCAGCTTTTTTAGATACTGCAGTAGGTAAGAGTCTTGATTATGTTGGCCAGTATATTGGGATTAAAAGAAAACCTGCAGCTAAAGCAGTAGGAGAAGCCCTTTTTACTGGTCAAGCTGATGAAGTAATACCTAATGGATTTAGAATCTCAACTGATACAGATCCTAAGATTATTTATGAAACTACCAGGAGTGGAATCATAGAGCAGGATGGGACTATTACTCTTCCAATTAAGGCTGTAGAAGCTGGAGAAGATTATGAGGTTGCTCAGAATCAACTAACTGAGTTTATAAATCCATCTCCTTTTGTATATGAGGTAACTAATAATGAGCCTACTTATGGTGGCCAAGATAGAGAGAGTGATTATGAGTTTAGGCAGAGATATAAGGAATCTATTACTTTAAGTGGTGCATCTACTATAGATGCTATTCGCTCAGCTATATATGAGGTGGCAGGAGTTAGATCTGTTTATATTCGTGAAAATCATACTATGGATATAATGGATGGATTACCTCCAAAATCGATAGAAGCAGTTGTTTTAGGTGGAGCTGAAGCAAGTATTGGCCAAGCAATTTTAGAATCTAAAGCAGCAGGAATAGAGACTGCTGGAGCATATACTGTAGATGTTCAAGACAATGCAGGTAATAGCAGGTCTATTTCTTTTAGCAGACCAACATCAGTTCCTATTTATGTTGATGTAAGCTTAGATATTAGTCCAGTTTATCCAGTAGATGGTGATATCCAAGTTGAAAGAGCCATTATTAAATATATTGGTGGTACAGATAGAGATGGTAATACTCATCCTGGTACTAATGTAGGAGAGAAGGTTATTCATTCTCGTATAATTGGTGAGATCTATAAGATAGCTGGTATTGATGATGCTACTGTTACTATTGGAACTAGTGATAATCCTGCTGGTATAGCTAACATTGATATAGCTGGTAATAGTGTAGCTGAGACTGATACTGCTAAAGTGGATGTGATTCATCAATGAATCTAAAAGAGAGATTATTAGAAGCTTTAACTAGTGTTTATACCAAGACTCAAGATAGTAAGATAGCTAGGTTTATAACTTTAGTCACTGATCAGATAGATGAGATTTATGTTGTTAAAGATAAGATCAAGGATAGTAGAAATATAGAGACTGCTTTTGGTGAAACCTTAGATAAGATTGGAGAAGCAGTCCAACAGGAGAGAGGATCCTTAGGTGATCCTACTTATCGATTACTGATCAAGTCCAAAGTAGCTCGTAACAGATCAACAGGTGATATTAATACTATTCTAACTGTAATGGAATCTATGTTAGATATTAGCCAAGAAGATATATTATTAGAAGAGAATCCAGGTAATGAGCCTGCTAGTGTTTATATTGAGATTCCTTTGGTAGCTGTTGGCCAGTATAACATAACTAGAGAGCATTTTATAACGATACTAAATCGAATTACTGCAGCTGGAGTTAGACCATATACCAGGTTAAATGGTACTTTTGAGTTTAGTGATGGAAGCCCAGAGGTTGATAATGATGCTGGGTTTGGTGATTTGAATAATCCTGATACTGGAGGATTCTTTGGAAGTTGGCATGAGCCTGAAAATCCAGTAGAACTACCAGATTGGTAAATAAACTAAAAATAAAAAGGAGAGATAGAGATGAATATTAATAAAGAATTAGAAAAAGCACAGAAAGAATTGGCAGGAGCTAAGAAAGAGTATCAAGCAACAGCAGAAAAAAGAGAAGCATTAATTCAACAGGCTAATCAAGCAGTAAGTGCAGCTAGAGATAATGTTTTATCTAAGCAATCAGTAGTTACTTATTTAGAAGGACTAGCTAATGCTGACGAGGATAAGGAAGATCTTGAGGAAGAAGTTACAGAGGATAAGCAATAATAAGTGAGGTGATAAGTAATGTCTTATCAAGGTAATTATGTTTCAGCTGTACCTGAATGGAATCCAGATCCTCTTAATACTGTAGAGCCAAGTGAAACTAAAAGGAATAGTGGATGGGATCCAGGAGAGAAACCACCTGCTCAATGGTTTAACTATCTGCACCAGAGGTATTATGAGAGTTTGAAAGAGTTGGATGATGCTTTAAAAGTGGTTGAAGATGCTCAAGATAATCATTTGGCAGACATGGCGAATCCACACAAAACCACCAGTGCTAAAGTTAACTATAGTAATGTTGATTCTAGTTTGGTAGCTAGCACTGTAAAAGGTGCTATTGATGAATTAGACAGCAAGAAGCTAAATATCGCCGGTGGCACAATAGCAGGAAATTTAGTTTTTGGGAACGATCGAGGCGTTGTGGGAAAAAACACAAGTGGGATTAGCAAAGAAATATTAATGCTAAGAGGAAATGGAAATGTGACAGCAGGACATTCTACTCAACCATTAATCTTACATTCATCTGCCACACCTGTATTTTATGATGGTTCTAATAGTGTTGATTTATGGCACAAAGGTAATGATAATGAGTTATTCCTTCGAGATGGAAGTAGAGCTTTAACGGGCCACGTTGATTTTGCTAACAGAAATATACAAAATTTAGGCAGACTAAATTTTAGAGATATTGGTGGGGATAATAAATATTTTCAAATATATGAGCATCCTGATAGTGCTAACTTATTGTTCACACAAAGAGAAGTTGGTACAGGAGATTGGATTAGAACACCATTAGAAATTACATCTGATGGAATAGTTAGAGTTAATCAATCCCCTGTGCTGACACAAGCAGATGAAGGAATACTTGATGCAGGGACGCTTGATGGTTTAAATAGTAATCAATTTCTTAGAAAGGATGTTACTGATGTTAAATATGGGCAATTAACTGTAAGAAGTGTAGATGAAAGACCTTTTATTGTACAAAAGAAAGATACTGATTATAAAGTTATAATTGGATATGATGAAACTGACAATATAGGTACTATTGATAGTTTAGAGGAAAACGTATCTTGGAACGGGTTATGGCTTAATAAAAGTGGTGGAAAATTATATACGGGTATAGATAAAAACAGAGTGTTAACAGAAAAAGATGATGTTGTAACCAAAAGAGTAGATGTTATTACTAATGTAGATTGGGACACTTTACAGAATGGAATTTATAATGTAGCAGTTGGAGATACTTTTAATAGCAATTTGAATCAACCGGCAGGCGCTTATGGTTGGGGGACGTTGGTTGTAACCACTTCAGGAAATGGCATGACCCAAACCTATTATCCTCACCATGCTTCTGATGCGGATGGTCAACACGTTTGGATTAGAACCGGCTTTGGAACTGGTGGATATGGAGATTGGGGAAGGTTAGCCTCCATGTCAGATTTAGATAATATTGATGCAGTACAACTTAACGGGCATTACGCAAGTTATTTTGCTACTGATAGTGAATTGTCTAATCATACAAACGCTAACAATCCTCATGGAATTGATGCAAGTGATATTGATAATAATGGTTCTATTGATGAGCAATTACTATTTGACGGTGGAAATAGCAGAATTTCGTGCCACGATGGATTTGGTAATTTCAACATCAAAAGTGGGGTAGATAATAATAATAGAATTGTTGAAGTTGGCGGAGGTAGTCACATTAAGATGGACGAGAATGGAGGCATATCTCTATTAGTTTCCAACCAACCTGTAGGTAATTTATTTACAGCCGATACCGAATTAATAATAGGGCAGACAGGTATTCGTTGGAATGGGAATTTATTAGCTACCATGCAGGATTTGAATAATATTGATGCAGTGAAACTAAGTGATTATGTTGGCAATTTTGTAAAGCAAACAAATCCTATACAAGGTTATACCAAACTGCCCAATGGGTTATTTTTGATGTGGGGCAAGACAAATGGACAAAACGGAGATTACACAACAACGGTTAATTTTCCTACTGCTTTTCCTAATGAATGTATTAACATCACTACTGGTGAATATCTAACTGCTGCACCTGCTGATTTAAACGCTTGTATTAATAATGTAACTACAACTTCATTTAATTTTAGAGTTAACAATGGTAATGGCGCTGATATCAGTTGGTTTGCAATAGGATACTAAAGGAGGGATAAAATGAAAATTTTTGCAAATTATGATGACGTTACAGGTGAAATATTGGGTTTCTATACAAATGATATTCATATAGAGGAAAATGTACCAATTCCTTATGTCGAGATTACAGAAGAAGAATGGCGAAATTGTTTAGAAAATCAAGGGGATTATAAAATTAATACAGATACAGATACAGATACGTTAGAATTAAAGTATAACCCTCATATTCCTACCTTATTAGAAATAAAAGAGACCAAATTAAAAGAAATAAGAACCATAACAGGAGATTTAATTGATAGTAGATATAAACCTTTTGACAGAGAAAACCTATTTGTACTTGAAAATAAGCCTGATATTAATGACTACTTAACAGGTGAAAGAGTAGGAAAACAGACTGTAAAAGATAATATTCTATCGATTAGAACTGCTTGTAATGATTTAGAAAGCCAAATTGAATCAGCTGCATCTATAGAAGAGATAGAATTGATCGATACCAGTGAAGGTAACTTAATGCAATTAGCAGGTTGGGCAATAGAAGAGAATACAACTACTGAGACTCCTGCATAAGGTGTCTTTTTTATTTGGGAGGTGATCGTTGTTATTGATCGTAAAAATTGTACTCAACCATGTAGAGAATTATCAAAGCTAGAAGAAAAAGTGGAAGCTCACACAGATAGAATTAACAAATTAGAATTAGCTGCTAATGCTAATGAAGACAGTATCAAAGAGTTAAGTGTCAACCTTAGCGAATATAAGGCCATGGCTCACAACATCATAGAAAAGATTGACAACCTAGAAAATAGGTTGTTTTCTTTTTTGACAACAATAACCAAGAACCAATCCAAGGAAGATAGCGAATGGAAAGACTTAATATGGAAAGTAATCGCTGGAACAATAGTAGTTTTAGTGGCTTATCTAGTCGGGAAAGGGGGTGCATAATTTGAAATCTATAGAAGAACAATTAATCATGCATGAAGGTCTCGAATTCAAACCTTACAAGTGTCCAGCTGGCAAAACAACTATCGGAGTAGGTAGAAATCTTGAGGATCGAGGGATAACAAAAGAAGAAGCTATATATCTACTTCAAAATGACATTAAATCTATCTTGAATAGTTTAGTAGAATACGATTGGTTCGTTAACCTAGATAATGTAAGAAAAAAAGTAATCATTGATATGGCTTTCAATATGGGAGTTACTGGCTTATTATCGTTTCAGAACATGATTCAAGCTATTCGAGAACAGGATTATCAAAAAGCTGGAGAAGAAATGAAAAACTCACGCTGGTATCACCAAGTCAATTCGAGGGCTAAGAGACTTGTAAAGATGATGAAAACTGGAAAAGACTATTAATTTTAAAAGGGGAGTGTAAAATTTATGAAATTTGATGCAAATACTATTATAACTTTGTTGGGAGCTTTAAGTGTTATTGTCATTATCGCTAGAAAGTTTGTACCAGAGATAGATCATTATCTCAGTCAAGCTACACCTGTCTTAGCTGAGATAGATGATATTATCGATGTAGTTGCTGATAATTTTTCAGAAGTTGATATCTTGCAGCAAGTTGATGAGATTTCGGAGAAAATTATCAAAGAATTAGAGGAAGCTGGCTATCAAGTTGATGATCCTATCAAGAAAAAAGTTGACATTAGATTAAAAGCAAGAGCTAAAAAAGGAGAATTGGGGAAGTAGAGATAACAGGTTTTGAACTAGATACTAATATAGTAGATAACTTGTTAATGCAGATGAGAGGAGAAAAAGATCTAGAAAAGAAAATTCAATTTAAAATTGAAGGTAAATTTTAATAATTAACCACTCTGGCAGATGATGCTGGGGTGGTCTTTTTTATTTTTTTGAAAAAAGTTGTATTTATTTTTTGGAATCTACAATTTAATAAAATAGAATATATTAAACAGAAGAAAGCGAGGTGATTTTAATGAAAAAGTTAAATCTATTTGTAGGTTTAGCTCTTTTAATAATAGGTGTAATCCTTGTATGGGATTCACCTATTATAGATATATTTATGGGGCTATTAGATGTTATTTTGTAGTTTTATAAAGAAAAACCTCCTAGGGACATGCTCCTTAGGAGGCTCTTTTTTTATTTAGGTGCTGATTTAATGAAGTTATTAACAGATTTTTTATTCTCTTTATCTTCATTATCCTCTTTATCCTCTTCAACTTCTAACTTTATATCAAGGTCAACCTCTGTTGTATTATTCTTCTGTAAAGCTTTCTTTTTATCTTCTTTCTTAGGTTGCTCAGGTTTGCTTTTAACTGGTTTCTCACCTATAGGTATATCTTTATATTCCTTAATCATTATGCTCTTAAATATCTCTTTCCTAGCATGATGAGGAAGGCTTTTTAATTTATCTAACATTTCTGTATCTTCTTGAGATAGATTAAAATGTTCAAGACCGATTTCACTTTCATAAATACCGTAAAGAGTGAATATTCTAGCCAATTCTGCTGCATTATCAACACTTTCAAACCACTTTAGAAGTGTTCCTTTTAAATACCATGATTTAGTTTTTGCTTCCATTCTACATCCCCCTTAATTATTACTCATCAAATAACTGGTTAGCTAACTTATTAGCTGCTCTAACATTAACAAAACGTGGATTTTTAAGGAAAACAGGATTATGGAATATTTTTTCTAATCGTTCTTTTAAAGCTGCAGTACCACCACCACCAAAAATAAAGTAATCTACTTCATAGAACTTATCTTGTAATAAGTTTTTAATTTGGTCAGCAATAGCATTTGCAAGGAAATCATATAATTTATTTATTGCATCTTCTAGCTTAATTGTTTGACCTCTATGTTTGATATAACCCTGCTCAATATAATGTTCCATTTCATAAACCTGCTTCTCTATTCCAGTTTGAACTTTAATAATATCACATAACTTCTCATGAACTTCATGTATTCCAGGAATAGTTTTGGTCGGAAGATAGTCTTGATATTCCCCATCTATTGAGACATAAGGGTCAGTAGAATAATATCCAATATCTATTCCAACTAGAAAGCCGTCAGCACCTTCTTTTCTGTCAGCTATAAAATCGGCTGTAGTATAGTACCCCTGAGGTTTAATGTCTAAGTTTTTAATATCAATGTGCTTATATACTATCTTTTTTTCATCATAGTCATATAGACCTACTTTTATGTCATCTTGCTGGAATTTATCTACTAAAGCCTTTTTATTTCTAAAGTGAGTAGCTGGAAGATTAAGCATTAAATTAATCTCATCTCCATCTTCACAAAGGTAAGCCAAACAAGCAATAATTAATTGTTCTGCGTATTGGCTTGTAGATGTATCATCGCTTATTTTATGATTCCCACCTTTATCTATTGCTAAATTACCTGCAGCATACTCTACACCTTCATATTCTACAATTAAATTATTAAGTAAGTTGAAGTCATCAAAGAAACTCTTATCACGTTTTACAAAAATATCATTAGAAATTACAGAAGGGAGAAATATCTCCTGTATTCCATCCCCAGCCTTTGGACCACTATGCCCGAAATCCACCATAATATTTTTTGTTTCATTCTTACTCATTATCAATTCCTCCTTTTATATTAATTTTACACTATCTATTATAAGGGTTATTTAATAAAAATTCAATAGCTAAACCATTAAAAATCTATTAAAAGTATATTATATAGTGTATTTCTAATATATATTTAATATTAATCTTAACTATAATAATATTAAATATACATTATAATTACAATTAAAACTATATTAAGTTAATGGTTTTATATTAAAATTACATTAAAAATCTATTATTATAGATATTGTAATTATATTAAACTGGTTGAAATAAAAAAAGCTAGGGCATAAGCCCCAGCAGTCTATATTAAATGTTAAACCAAGTTAATATTAAATTATACCCAATATTTATAGTAATATTCAAAATAATTTTGATATTTACTTGACATAACACAAATTGTGTTGTATAATATATATAGAACATGAGGAAAGGGGGTGAGTACATATGAGTTTTTCAGAGCTGGTAGATGTGGTTTCTAAGTTAGTGACGATTGCAGTCGGTTTGCTAACAATTAAGATTTACTTTGATAATAAAAAGTAAATCTAAAGAGGGGAGGTTTTCCTCCTCTCAATCTACCAACTCTTAATCTCATTATATGCCATGAACAAGAAAACTTCAACATTAACAAAGTTATTTTTTGTTGTTGCTGGTATCTCATTTTTAATAGGCAAGGAGTGGACACTTGGGGGATTGCTGTTAGCTGTTGGTGTCCTTATGATTGTTGTAAACTTAAAGAAATAATATAGACCCTCTGGGGTCATCCTCAGAGGGCTAAAATTTAAAGGAAAGGAGATGAATAATATATATGAGTAAAACAGAAAAAGCAATACAGTTATTCTTAGAAAATCCATTTAGAGAGCTATCTGATATAGCAGAAGAGGCAGGAGTGGCAGAGTCAACTTTTAGATCTGCATTAAGTAGAAATGATTATCCACCAAAAGAAATGAGAGCAGAAGCATTGAAGCAAGTTAAACAACATAAAGTAGACTTTGAATTCGATTGGAGCAAGTTTGGATTAAAAACTAAAGAGGTGAAATAATGATAGCGGATGATTTATTTTTTATAATTGAACATTTAACTATATTAGGATTAATATCAATTTTTATAAAATTTATTTCTGGAGCTGAAGGGAATGAATTAAAAAGGAAATCAATAATAGGAGGATCTATTTTGTTAATTTCAATACTTGCTGTTATATATTTATTTTGAATCCACTCTTACAGGGTGGGTTTTTCTCGTGGTCATAAAAGACTATGTATTGTTGTGAATAATGTTTATAATAGTAAGTTGACTAATTCAAATTTTTGCTATATAATTATTTATAAGTTTACATAATTTTTGATTAAAAACATACAAAAAAAGAAAAAACCCTTTGTGCTGGAACACAAGGGTTATGAAGTAGGTTCCCAAAAAAATGGCTACCAACCAATCGAAACCTTAAATATCAATTTGTATCTATATATTATCAGATACAAGACAAACTTGTCAAGATATAATTAACTAGAAATATCTTACAAGATAATATTTAAGCTCGGGAACCTGCTCAGAAAATCTGGGGAGGTTATTTTTTATGTCAACAAAAATTGAACAGGCTAAAAAGAAACTAGGTAATTTATGGCTCAATAAGCAAATTACAGACCAAGAATATAGACAAGCTATGAATGAACTGGACGAGAAGGCTAAAGAACTTAAAGCCCAATCTGTAAATAATAGTATGAGTATTAGAAATGAGTTAAAAAGAGATACAACTAAAAGAGAACCTGTAGCACCTTTGAATGTAACTAAAAAAGATAAGATGGTAGAGGAAGCCTTAGAATATAAAGGGGTAGATTTAGAGCATTATATCAATCCTATACTAATCTTATTTAGAGTTGGAGATAATCAAAGCCTAGAGAAGTTGGCAAAAGGCTTTAGTCATAAATCTAGTTTTACATTACTTATTGAGTTATTTCACTTATGCAATAGTGCTGGGGAAGTTGAAGGATTTTCTAGAGATAGATTAGTGGCTGACTATGGATATAAGAATGGGGAAGCTGCTTACAGGGCTATTAATGAATTAGAGGAATCAGATATTATAGAAGTAGATAGAAGTGTAAAGCCTAATCGATATATCATTAAAAACTATGCTGAAAATATGAAAACTGGGGGATTTGTAGTTTCTCGGGACACTATGGTCGAAGAGGCTAAGAATCTATTAAAGAAGGATTATAGAGCTTTCTTTTATAATTGCTTCAGGAGACAACACTCACCAGTTAATGATAAAAAGAAAAATAGTAAATTAAGCACCTTAAAAGACTACATAAATGCTGGAAGTTGTGAAGAAGTAATGAGGATCTATGAACGGTTAGAAGGAAAACTGCTCGAAAGTGCTAAAATAGTAACCGATAGATTCAAGAAAGCTGATAATTTAGTTAAATTTGTGTACGATAAGGTCAAAATGAGAATCATAGAAACTAAAGAAGAAGTTGTGGACCAGGTAACTAGCCATTGGTTTTATGATTCGCTTAAGAATATCTATAAGTTAATTGGAATCAAGTTAACCATTAATAACCTTAAACAAGGCTTTAGATTAATTGAACAGTACGGAGAAAGGTGCTTAAAAGCAGTTCAATATAATTTGCACAAATTTGATAAGAGTACAACTGGGCGAGTAGGTTACTTTGAATTTATGCTTAATCAAGCTCGAATCGGGGCAATTATTTAACCTACAGGACAAGCCATATAAAACTATCTATATCGACCAAGGGGGCAATATGCCTATTTTTGAGCTTTCAGAGCTCATAATAGGATAAGTGCGTCTTTTTTATGCCCACAACAGTTCATAAAGGGAATTGGCTCAACATTATACTTCAACTATAAAGTTATCCACAGGGTAACTACTGAGAATCTATTTTTTTAAGACTACATCCTAACACTTTTAAAATGGGTTCTAACACTTTTAAAATCTAATCATAACAGTTTTAAAAATTAAAAATCTTGTAACCCTTTATTGTTATTGGGTTTGTTGGGTGTTTTATTTTCTATAAAGATGTCTTTTATAGATTAAAGAGGAAAATATAAATATTAGCCTTAAGGTTAGTTATTATTTCCAATCTTTTGGGGATAATACTCTCCTAAAGGTGATGATCATGAGGATATTAGATAAGATTGCAGAAGATAAAAGCTACAGCACAGTAGAAGTAATGTTGTTTATTACTTTAATTGGCTTAGTAGCTCCATTAGTGATGAAATAAAAAAGACTCCCAATTAAGGGAGTTTTTTATATTTCTTCAATAGCCTTTTGAATTTTAGCTGCAAACAAAGTAGATTCAGGAGTTGTATAAATCAAAGGAGACTTTCTTCCATCTATAATAAGCTCTATAATATTATTTTCAGGTGTAACTAACACATCTAATATCTTATTAAGTTTAGTTGAGTATGTACCAGAACCAACTAATAGGATTCTTTTATTAGTTAGATAAGCAGTTCCTTTTTTCTCAACTACATGACCAATTTTCTTATATGTAACTCCTTCAACTGTTTGTTGACTGATTTTTTTCTCTTTAATAATTTTAGCTTTAGTTGAGTAATAACAATCTTCTGATTTTTGGATATTAACATCTACTTCAATAGGTTCTAGGTTCGACTCAGCTTCTTTACGAATTTGGGACATTACTTCTATAGTTTTTAATTCACTACGAATATCACGTTCAGATAAATCTAATAGAGAAATCAATCTTCTTATAGATTGCTCTTCCTCCTCATCAAGCTCGTAATCTTTTAAAAAGTCATCAAACATACTTCTAAAAGTAATTACTTTAATAGATCTATATCTTTCATCTGATAAACCAAGTTTATTTTTTATATTATTAAGTTCATCTTTTGTAATAAAATTCTCATCCTCAATTTCTGATAAACAATAAAGAATGGAGTGTAAAGTAAAGGAATTAAAGTAATCTTCTAATTTAGGGTGAGCTTTTAAAGATATAATTTCAGAAAAAATATTTTCAAATTCTTCTTTATTTGTGTTCCCAATAGCATTAACCAATTTTTCATGAAGTTCTTTAGCAATATCTTTATCTTTTTTTAGTTTAGAGTTCTGTTTAGTTCTTTTTATTGCAATAATAAAAAATACTATTGAAGCCAATATAGTTACTGGATTAGCCATTATTAAACCCAAAAAACCTAAAGCATAAAACCTTTTCATTGAGAACTTTTCTGGCATTGGAGGTATTTTTTCAATATTTACATCTGTAGTTTTGACATCACTTGAATAAGTTACTTTGGTATCTACAAATACTTCTTTAGTTATTTTTCTAGTAGAACGTCTTTGAGTTCCTTGGCTAGTTGCTGTACCTTTACCACCACCTATTGTTTTCCTATATCTTAATGGTCCAGCTGAACCAGACACATAACCTTTACCTTTACTAGAAACACCTACCCTTGCTCCTTTGACTCCAGCAGAGACACCAATACCACTTTTGGATAAGTTTAGTCTTATTGGACCCGCTTTAAAACTTTTTCTAAAAAATAATCCCATTCCATTTCCTCCTTTAATATCTATTAACACTAATATTTTTGAGCATATATAAAAATGAAGGAGACTGATTGCCTCCTTCATAAACTTAATTATTTCAGCATAGCTTGAGCTTTAGATACCACTTTGCCATTTTGGAAGGTAATCATCATATTACTTCCAGAAGTATTTTGCCAAGTATAGATAGAAGTTTTAGTACCCATCATTTCAGTTTCTGATGAAAGTTCTCCTCCATCTCCTACAATTTCAACCACCTTATCGTAACTCATTCCATTTTTAATTTGATTAAATTGCTCTAAGGTATATTTGCTAGTTGCTCCACACCCTACTAAAGCCAAAGATAATATTAAAACTAAAATCAATACTGTTTTGTTCATTATTATTCCTCCTTAGTTATATAAGTAATTATTAATCACCAATATATTTCGACAAATACCGACAATATGAAGATATGTTAAATATATCTTATCTATATAAAAATAAATGAGGATGACTTGTCCTCTTTATTGACCTACTTAATAAGCTTCAATTTCGCTATATCGTAAAGGTTCTCTTTAGTTACTGCTTCAATAGCACCTATCTTCTCAACCACAGTATCAAGTTTAGTATTGGTTTCAGTCTTAAACTCTTTTAAATCAGCAGTTTGCTCCACTACTGAATCAAATTTCTTTTCTATATTAGCTTGATTATCTTTAAGGTCTCCTTGCCCAGCTTCCAACTTATCTAACCTTTGATTAACACTTTTTAACTCTTTTAATATTTGATTTAATATTTCTTTCTCTTCCATAATGATACCTCCTTTTAATTAAATTTAAATCTAACTTCAATAACCTTGCCCAAAACCTTCACATTGCCAGAAGATATATCTTTGGCAGTTTTGACTATTGGGGGATATTTAGAGTTCTCAGCTTGTAAAACTATTTGACTATCACTTTTATAAACTCTTTTTAAAGTCGCTTCTGCTTCACACCCTTCAATGATTAACACAGCTCCTATTTCCCCATTTTCTATATCTTCTTGCTTCCTGATCAAGACTAAATCTCCTTCGTGTATTCTAGCACCAATCATAGAATCGCCTTTAGCTTGTAAGAAAAAATAAGTTCCTCCATTGATAGTATTTTTATTTACCAATTCATAACCTATTACATTCTGTTCAGCTAATACAGGAACACCACAAGCTATCTCGCCTACAATTGGTATTTTGACCATATCATTATTATCTATTGGAATTATGTTGTCCGGTACTTGTTTTTTTATATCAGTTCTCCCAAGAATATAATCAACAGAAACATTAAATTGTTTTGCAGCCCTTTCTAAAAAATCAGATTTAGGAGGGGTTTTTCCTGTTTCATAATCAGATAAAGTAGTCTTGCTAACTTCTAAGATGTTAGCCATTTCTCTTATGTTTTTACCTGTTTCCTTTCTTAACTTACGCAGTCTGTTTTTCACTTTTATCATCCTCCAACTTATATTATAAAGCTTTGTCCGGCTTTTTTAAACTTTTGTCCGGAAAATTGATAATTATTTTTAAAACTTCTTGACTTGTCCGGTTTTCTATGCTAAAATGTTGTTAAAGATAGAAAAAGGAGGGACATAAATGGAATATAAATTAGATAACCTCAAAACTGCTATGAGAATAAAAAATATCGGAGTTAGGGATTTAGCTAAAATAATTGATAAAAGTAAAAGTACAGCCGGAGATAAGATTAATGGTGAATCTGAATTTAAATTAAATGAAGCTAAAAAAGTAGCTGATTTCTTTGATATAAGTTTAGAAATAATGTTCTATTCAGAAGAAGATATTTTTTTAACTCATTTTGTCCGCAAAAATGATACAAAAGCCATATGTTAGTATTTGAGGTCATATAATTATCAGATTAACGGACAAATTTGATTTGTTAATTAAATTATAACTGTTTTAGCTTTCAATAATCTATTGAATAAATTGTAAATAATTCAAAAAGGAGGTGAAATTATGCATAATGGAAGTTTGCTTAAAGAGAAAAGAAACTTAAAAAGGTTATCCCAACAAGAATTGGGGGAGCAAATTGGAGTAGATGGTAGCCAAATAAGCAGGTATGAGCACAAGAAAGTAGTTCCAACAGATATTATGGTGTCAGCTGCTGAAATATTAGACAGTCCTGAACTGAGGTGGGAGGCTCTAGGTTCTCCACTAAAAGTAACAATGCTAGATAACATTGATAATAATTTAGGGACAATCAAAGATATAACAGTTTGTAATGAAGTTCCTGAAATGCTTAAATCGATAACCAAGTTAGTAATGATTGGCTTCTTCTCTAAATTAAGACCTAGCCAATATAGTGAAGATGATAGAGAGATTTGTTATGAAATAAGTAGTCAAGTAATGGATGTGATAGTATGTTTGTTCCATTTCTTAGTAAGCCTTAAACACCGAACTGGAATAAGCCTAGAAAAAGTGGAGAAAGATTATGAGTTGAAGATGAAAGCGAAGGGATTTAGAAGTTCAGAAAATAGAAAAAACTCACCTGCTGCTACAAGTGAGTTTAATAGTTCTGTTATTTAAATTTTTTAATTACACCTCGAAAGGAGGTGAGTTCATGAAAAGGATTATTGTCCTACCAATAATCTTGTCAGTTGTTTTTCTAACTACCTTCTCCTTGATTATACCAGATGGCGAAAGCAAAATCAAGAGCCAAAAGGTAGAAGGGGAATGGGTGAAGACTACTGACGGCCGTATAGTATTAATCCAAAACTAATCAAGGAGGGGTAAGATTATGTGTAGATATATTGAAAAGAACTTATTTGACAACCAAATGGAACACGTTATTAGTGGAACTATTGAGGATAATCATGTTGAAAAGATAGCTGAATTATTTGAAATTGAAGAAAAAATCAACTTTATCGAACGGGTCAATGATGAAGCAGGTGTTATTCTGATACTAAAGACTGGACTTGAAAATTCAAGAAGGATTCCAGTTAGACGAATATCCTCTGAGTATTATCACCTAAAAAGTCTAAGGAATAGAGTTATAGAAGATAAGGACAAGCTTTCTGAAATATTAGAAGCTACCAAGAAGGCTCAAGAAGCTATGAAGGCAGGAATGACCGAACACCAAGCAATTAAATATTATCTGTATCCTTTAAAAGAGGTGGTTTAAGTGGAATTTATCTTAATTGAAGACTATGGTCAAGTGGTTGTAACTATGAGTAAGACAGTATTGGTGGAAAAGCAAGAGGGCAGGGCTAGGGTAAAACCTAGTTCCTCCACTCCAAGAAAGGTGGCGATATAATGTATAATCCTGAAACTTGGACTCGTGAAGATGAATTAAATTGGCAGTACGGACTAATGGCTAAAGAAGCACTTGAGAATGGAGATTATTCCGAAGCTGATAGATTAGCCCAAGAGTTAGAAGAGCAACTAGCAAAGGGTGATAAGTATGATAAAAACTAAAGATTTAGTCAAGATGGTTAAAGGTAAAAGGTGCTCAATTAAACTATGGAACTTATTTTTTAAGAATAACGGTCAAGAGTATTGTGATGCATACTTATCTGAAATTGATGACCATTGGACAATAATGCTGAATGGTAATGGAAATAAGATTCTAATATCTAAGCCACAGATTGAGTTTTTAATTTCCAAGATGGAGAGGTTAGATCTATTAAAGCAAGTGAGAAATGAATTAGAGTTTGAATTTGGACTAACTAATGGGTCAGGACTTAATAGAGACGGTCAATTTTATAAGTTGCTTATTCAGTATCAGAGCCACTATAATGGCGAGAAGAAAAAATATCCTTTAACTATGTTCATCAAAGAATGGAAGCACCGATATAGTCTTGACTTTGATAAGCTCTTACTTGATTTATATAAATTTAAGGACATACTTGAAAAGATGCTCCTTGTTAGAGGTTCAATTAAGATAGAATCTGTTTATGATATTGATGAGAATAAGCAGATATATGAAAGAAAATCTTATAATAATTCAAATAATAATCAATCTAGTTCTAATAATCAGTCCAGTAGTCAGTCAAGCTCCAGTAATGGTTCACATTCTTGTGAAGATTGTGGAAAGTCCATTCCTGAGTATGTTGCTGATTTTTCACAAAGGCACTTTGAGAAAGACTTATGTAGGGATTGTCAAGATAATTATAGATAGGAGTTAGCCCTTAGGGGCTGATTCCACTAAAAGGAGGGCTAATTATGAGTGATAAATTCGATGGATTTGAACAACCAAACTATACACAAGTACCTAATAAATTTTTTGATGAGATAATGTCCCAAATAAAATATAAGTCAGAGTTAATTGTAACTTTAGCTATAATAAGAAAAACTTTTGGGTGGCATAAAGGAGCAGATAGAATAAGCCAATCGCAATTAACAGAATTAACTGGGATGAACAGGAAAAGTGTTAAAAGAGGATTGGAATATGGAGTTGAAAGAGGCACTATAGTAAAGTTGGATGACTATAGCTTAAGTGGTGAAGCTGCTAAATATGCTTTAAATTTCAAAAATTTCAATATAAATAAAGATGATTTAAACAGGGGTCATGATGACCCGAGTCACGATAACCCGAGTTATGATGACTCCAGAACAGGGGTCACCACAACCCCAGAACAGGGGTCACCACAACCCCTACAAAAGAAAGGTTTAAATAAAAATAAAAAAAGTAGTAATAGGGACGACTATTATTGGGAATTATTTGAGGCACTAAAAGAGCCATACAAAGATATGTTATCAGTTACTCTAATCAATACTGGTCACTTAGATATAATTATTCAATTAATGAGAGCTAATGATTTAGAGTTAGATTTAGTCTTACATGGGATGCAGAAAACTAAGAGAGCTAAAAAGCCAACTATCTTTTACTTAGAAGATAAGCTTAATCGTTGGATTGAAGCTGAGATAACATCCCTCAGTCAGTTAGAAGCCAATAGCAATAAAAATAAAGATAAATCTGATAGTAAGCCTAATAATTATGAGATTAACCGAAAGAGTGACCATAAAAATGTTGATATTCAAGAATTAATAAATCAAACTTATGGAGCTGATGCCTAAATGAATGATATAGATAGAGTTCCACCTCATGACCAGGAAGTAGAGAAGTCAACTATTGGAAGTATGATGTTAGATGCAAAAGCTATAGATGAAGTTTCAACAATAGCTACAGACAAAGATTATTACTTTGAAAAGCATGGAATTATCCATAAAGCAATATTAGAGTTACACAATGATCCAGAGCAAGAGGTTGATCTAGTAACAGTTTCAACTAAGTTAAGAGAGCAAGGTCAAATAGATGCAGTTGGAGGAGCTTCTTATATAACTTCTTTAGTAAATAGCGTTCCTACTGCAGCTAATGCCAGACATTATGCTAAAAAAGTTAAAGACTATGCAGATTTAAGAAGATTGATTAAGACAGGTGATAAGTTAGTCCAAATGGGTTATAAGAAAGAAGCTAATGTTACTGAAGTATTAGACATAGCCCAAGAAGAGATTTATAAAAGCTCAATACAAAATGATAGCCAAGAAGATATATGTGATTTTACTGACTCAAGTTCATGGGTGGATCACATGGACGATATAGAGTGTCGAATGAAGCAGGGAGGAATTACAGGACTGCCTACTGGTTTTGCTGATATAGATAGTATGACAGCTGGACTTCAACCTGGAGGATATACCATTATTGGAGCAAGACCAAGTATGGGTAAAACTATGGTTGCTATTAATATGGCTTTAAATATGGCTAAGGAAGGTAATGCAGGAGTATTCTTTAGTGCAGAAATGAGAAAAAAGTTAGTCTTAGATAGATTTTTAGCAGCTGAATCAGGGGTTAATAGTCTTGCCCTTAAAAAAGGGCAGTTAAGCCAAAAGGACTGGATAAAGATTTCTGATGGTACAGCAAGATTAAACAATACTCCTTTAACTGTAATAGGAAATAGGATTAACCATGTATCAGATATTAGAGCTTTAACTAGAAAATTAAAGCGAGAAAAAGATATTAAATTTATTATGGTTGATTACCTACAGTTATTACAGGGGTTTGAAGATAAAAGCACTAAAAACCTTCAAGTTCAAGAGATGTCTAGAGCTTTTAAATACTTAGCAGCAGAATTGGACATTCATGTAATAGTTTTATCTCAATTAAGCAGAAGTGTAGAAAAGAGAAATAACAAAAGACCTCAGTTATCAGATTTAAGAGACTCAGGATCTATAGAGCAAGATGCAGATAATATAGCTTTTATTTATAGAGATGAGTATTATGATCCAATGACTGAAAAGAAAAATATACTTGAATTTATTTGGGGCAAGGTGAGAGATGGACAGGTTGGAACTATCGAATTAGCTTATGACTTATCGATACAGAAAGTATTTGACTTATCAAGGAGGGCCGCCTAATGAAGAGTTGTTTTAATTGTAAGTTTTTAGATTATGTTAAGCAGACTATTAGATTTGGAGAAGAGCCAGTATGTGTTTATCCTCCAAATAACTTTAATGAAATTCAATACAGATATAAAGATATAGCTAGTAATTGTGATAAATACGAAAGAAAAGAAGCTAAAGCAGGATGAAAGGTAAAAGCCACGAGCATTGTCAGCACTATATGTATGGGGGCAAGTGCTGGAAGGAAGGTCTTGAGAAGGTAGATGATGAGTGTCCAAAATTAAGGAGGTTCAATAATGGAAGAAGGTAGATTTGGGTTAGTGTATATCAAAGATGGTTATGTATATCCTGCATATACTCAGAGTGAAGAGTTTAGAGGAATAGTAGATACAATGGTTAAGATGGGTTCTTTTGGAGATAAGATTATAGTTGATAAGAGCCAAGTTTTAGGCAAGATAAAAGAAAGTGAGAAAGACAGTTAATAAAAACTTAGTCTATTATGACTATGAAGGAGGTGTAAGTGATGAGAGCTGTACACCAGGAAGAATTTTTAAAGCCAAACTATTATGCTTTGTATGTAGCCATAAAAGGAAAAGTATCAGTGTCAAAAGCTTGCAGTCTAATGGGGATCAGTACAGCCAAAGGAACTAAAAACAGTAATTATTCAAATAGATACGATATAAAAGAAGATGAAATATTAGAGATGATTGAGTTAAAGAAGGAAGGAAAGAGTTATCAAGAGATAGGAGAAAGATTCATGATTACCAAAGGGGCAGTATTCAGTAAATTAAAAAGGCATTATGGAGGCGAATGGGATAATAGACCTTGGTGATTATGGCCATTAACTAGAGGAGGGATAGAATGAAATTAAAATTAGTTAGCTTAGATGGCACTAGTATTTGGATGTTGTTTATGAGAGATGGAGGAAGTCAGTTTCAAACTTGGTTTAGCAGTCCTCCAAGTTCAATAGATCATGTAGATCAATCTTATATTGAAAATAGATTAAGAGAAAATTTAACTTACAAAGAGTATCTATTCATTAAGGAAGAATATAAAAAGAAATATCAGGAATTAATGAAAGAATTAATATTAAGCAAAGAAGAGATGGAATTTCTTAAAGATTTAGGTAGGGAATTAAAAGAGCAAGATAATCTAGGAACTGCTAAGCCATTGGTTTGGCAAATTAGAGAGGATAAAAAAGTATTTGGCTTAGATCCTCTATATGCAGAAGATAGAGTTTGTATAGTAGATTGTGAAGGTAATACTTTTTATACAGTTGAGGAAGCTATGGAGGATATTGAAGATTGGCACTATAGTAATGATGAAGAAGTTCCTCAAAAGGTAAAAGAGATGGATGATCTAGAAGAGTTATTTAATTATATGAGTGATGAATTAGGAATGGATGATTTACATTATACAGGATACGAAGAGACTCACGAATACAAAGGGGCTTTTTTGACTAGAAAGGCTGCTGAAATACATTTAAAGAAAAACCACTATCACTATAAAAATGGTACTGTTTACTGTAATCATGGATGGAGAAATCCAGAACTAAAGAGGTTGTTAGAAATAGTAGAGAAGTTTGCTGATATAGTAGATGGTAAAAAATGAAAATGGGGGGGAGAACAGTTAACTTTATTTAATCTCGATAGCTTTATAAGAGAACAGAAGTCAGTTAGTCAGATAGTCCAGCTGTATAAAGAGAAGAGATATGACCAATTAGATTATATAGATGTGGTATTGCTTAAAAGATCTAAAAGTATGGCCAGAAGTAGAGTAAAAGGAGGTAACAGATATGCAACGCAGGGATGTTTTGAAATATTTAAGAGAGAACTATCCTGATTTTGATAAGTTCTTACATGGTCCAGAGATGTAAAGGGGGGATAATTATGAGATCATATACAATTAGAAAAGCTTTAGCTCATGTTGATTCGGAAGAGATAATTGATTTACTAAAGGATAGAGAAGATGTTGAGGTTATTGACTGTAAAGAAGAAGATTTAATTGGTCCTTATTATGTAAGTGGTGATGAAGTTATTATTAAGCTTGTAGAGGAGGATTAGAATGGCAGTTATTGAAACAGAAGTTACTGTTACAGCTAAAGTTATTATTGATGATGATATTTGCAAAGGTGCATTTGAACAATGTGGAATGACAGATAAAGAAAAGATAGCAGAGAACATATTAAGGATTATTGTTGCTAATGGAATTGAAGATGTAAATAATGGAGTTTTCTTTTGGGATGGAGTAGCAAGATTGCAACAGAATATATCTGATTTTGAAGTATTGTAACTAACATCTGCTATCTGTATCCATCAATTAAGGACCAGATGGCAGAACGAAGGACAGGCTCATATTTTCTCATAGTTTGGTTAGGTCCCAAAGAGCATGGAATAACTCACAGGTAAAAACCAAAATTTAGAGAGGAGGAGCCACCTATAGTTGATTATTCATTTTTCAGCTGGTCTTACCTGGACTAGCTGCATCAAAAACGAGCAAAAAAATCAATAGCATAAATTACATTAGCTGGTTTATTGCTCGTTCCAGCACTTTTTTAATAAAGGAGATGGTAATGGTGGCTTTGAATATAGGGAAGTTCATTTTCTTAATGGTAGCTTTAGCATGTATATGGGAGGTGGCAAACAAGTGGAACGTATAGAATTAGAACCATGTTACCCAAAAGGACAAACCTTAAAGATGCAGTTAGAGAAAATAAAAGAAGAATATAATGAAGTGCTGGAAGCCAGCAAGCTAAGCCATAAAATTCAAGAATTGTTAGATTTAAAGCAAACTATCGTGGGTTATTATCATATCCAACATGGCCAAAAGTGGAAAAACAAATTATTAGACAGTAAGCTAGCAAAGAAACCTTATTACAGTGAAAAATCATTAGAATATTTTTGGAGGTATTATGATGATCCAAATGTTAGAGAGAAATTTAAAATAAAGATAGGAGAATTATTCTGGCTCGCTGATATAGTCATTAATCAAATGATTTCAAAAGATTTATTAAAAATATTTTTGGGTCATCATAAACAGAAATTAGAGTCAAGAAAGAAGCAATGGGCTAAAGAAAATAAAAAAGAAAATAAAGAGGTGATATAAATGAAGCGAGGAGATCTAACAGAAGGAATCATAAATAGAGTTAATCTAAACTACAAACATAGAGGGATAGCAGAGATCAATAAAGTGCCTACTCCTACTAAATATGTGGGCAAGTGCCAACAAAAATGGAGAAGAAACAAGGGACATTTCATAGCTTGTTTTGATTCTAAAAGTACAGTTGATTATATAGGTACATTTCAAGGTAAATCGATAGCATTTGATGCCAAAGAGAGTCAAGTTGATACCAGGTTTGATTTAAAAAATATTAAAAAACACCAATATAAATTTTTGAAAAGACATGTAACTAGTGGAGGAATAGGTTTTTTACTTATACATTTTACTAACTTACATGAGTTTTATTATTTGCCATTTAAGATACTAGATAAATACTGGACTGATATGATTAAAAACGATGGTCGCAAAAGTATTCCTTACAATGCAATAGCTAGGCCAGAATATAGAATAAGTCAAGGAAAAGAAGATAGAAGAGGAATATATATAGATTATCTCAATGTAATAGAGAAAGAAATATTAGCAGCTTAGAGGTGATTAAATGAATAACCTTGATCTAGATAAGATAGAAACAGGAGAATGGAATCTAAGCAAAGTTGATTTAAATTTTCTATCTAAATCAATAGGGGCTATTCCCAAAGACAAAGAACTAAGCCCCAAGGAAGCTTATCTATATGGAATGATGACAGCTAGATTATTAGATAGACTTTCTGAAATACACGCCAAGATAGAATATTATTATTTGAATAAAGAAGTAGACAGGAAAGATATCTATGCTGTAGTGTCATCTGAAGAAAGTACAGTAGCAGCAGGTAAAAGAAAAGCAGATAAGGATGAAACTGTAAAATTAGCAAAAAAAGAAGAAAATAAAGCTAAAGCTTTTTTATCCTTGATAGAGAATAAGATTAAGGCGATAGAAAAAATACACTATATGTGTAAAGCTAAGTTTGAGAAAGAAGAGAAGGAAGCTTCAAGAAATAACATGACATAAATCCTGATGGCCTTCTCTGAATTAGCAGCATTGAGAGAAGTCCATCAGAGTTGGAGGTGCTGGATTGAGGAAAGAGATCAACGTATCATATATAAAGATATGCAAAATGCTACAACTTAACGAGTATGAGGGTGAGCACATAGTTAATTGCCCTTTAGAGTGTAATGAGATATGTAGTAATAGAATTATGATCCAGAGAAGTCATAACAAAGCTAAGTGCTTAGGTGCGGATAAAGAAATTAAGATTGGAGAACTGGACATGATCCTTGTATCTGAATTCGATGAGGATAATAGAGAGATAAAAGAGTTAATGAAGCCACCATTTTAAATAGCTAAGGGGAGGATTATATATGATGACAGCTAAAAAAATAAAAGTAGAAGAGAAGAGAATAACTCGGAAAACTAGAAAAATGACAGGTGTACTTATAGGCTGGTATTTTAGTGGAGAATTAGATTTCATCATCAAAGAATTAGAAGAAGATAATAGAGGTAAATCCAAAAGCAAGGATATAGTTATAAATCTAGGAAAAGGTGGGGGATTAGCAAAAGACTTATTTAGTTCTACAGGGTTATTTAATCCGGAAGCAGATCAATTAAAGAAGATGACACAAGCTAAAATCGGATTAGACAGGTTTTTTAGAAGGTTATCATTTAAAAAAGATGGAACAATAGATAAAAAAATACTAGAGAAATTTTACGGAGAAGGAAAAACAGGTTCAAAAACAGCGATCGAATTAAATCTTGCGGAAAGTACAATTCATAATAAAAAAAGAGAGACTTTAGACTCTGTAGTTAAATATTTAAGAGCCATATAAATCAAAAGTAGTTTACAAGTAATTATTAAGTAATTATTAAGTTATTATAAAGTAAGTATTAAATTGTTTTCTTTGATATACTGTATAATAGAGCAGGAGTCTCAAAGAAGCACTGCTCTTGATTTTGAATTTACAAGTCACAAGTCAGAGGTTCAATTCCTCCTGGAATATATTTTTAGCACTCAGTTTAGCACGGGCTGAGTGCTTTTTTATTTCAAAAAATAAGAAAAGATCTCACTTTCAAGCCCGATAGTGAGATCTTTAATATATATTCTCTTTCCACACCCAATAGAAAAAGGAAATCGAACAATATTATTATAACATTTATAGATAATTTAATCAATATACCTGGAAGGAGAATAAAATGAGATCAATATTTTTGGGAGTGATCTGGACAGGAATTATATATGTATTAATAAATTATAGTTGAAAAAAGAATGAGATCAGAAGCAGACACCTAGAAATAGGTGTTATTTTTATTAAGGGGGTGTTGCTGGTGAATGGGAGCTGAAACTAAGGTTGTTCAATGTGCTGGCCATAAGAATAATGGTGACAGGTGTACAAGAGAGAAAGAAGTACCAATAGATTTTGAAGGTGAATGGCGTTGTTGGCAACATCCCAAAGGTGGCCAAAAGAAATCAAAGCAGGGCGCTGGCCATAAGTTACCTCAAGATAAGGTAGAACAAATTAAAGCAGATCTCCAAGTTTATACTAGTATTAATTATATAGCTAAACGAAATGAGGTATCTTGGGAGACAGTAAAGAGAATAGAAGAAGAGTATGAAGATGATATCGAGAAGTATCGAGATGAAAAAAAGAAAGAATTTGCAGATAGAGCTTGGGAAAGTATCCAAGATGCTATGAAGATTGGAGATAGAAAACTCAAGCTAACATTAGAGAAAAGCGAAGAGTTAGATTATATAATGAAAAAGTTAGTTAACACTGCTAACCAAGAAGATGTTAGTTTTAGAGCTTTAAAAGATCAACTCAAATTAGTATCTGCTTTAGCTGATTATTCATTAAGAGACTTGTCTACTTTTGTAGGCACTTTAATAGATAAACATGAGTTAGTTACAGGTGGAGCAACTAGCAGAACAGAAAATGAGCATACTCATAATGTTGATCCAATAGCTGCGATATTACAGGCAGATAAAGAAATAGAAGAAGGCGATAAGGATGGCTCAGGATAAATTTGGCCAGTTAGTCGCAAAGATGAAAGATTATCGTGGTCCTGATGGATTTGTTAGATTTGTTAGAGAGCAATTAGGTGGAGATCCAACAGGGCAACAGCTAGGAGTAATGAGAGATTGTCAGAATGAAAGAAAGATATCTGTTAAGGCTGGCCATGGTGTAGGTAAGACAGCTTTAGCAGCTTGGTTGGTTATTTGGTTTATAGTTACTCATCCTTTTGCTAGGATTCCCTGTACTTCTAATAAAGAGGACCAGGTAAAAGAAAGATTATGGCCAGAGATTAAAAAATGGCTCAGAGGAACTCCTTGGGATGAATATGTTGTTATAACCAAAACAAGAATTCATATAAAAGGTTATCCAGAAGATTGGTTTGCTAAAATTGAGACTGCTAGTGATCCAGATAATTTAGCTGGTTATCATGCTAGGTATTTATTATTTATAGTAGATGAAGCTAGTGGATTAGGTAATGAGTTTGCTGCAGTAATCAATGGTGCAATTACAACTGAAGGAGCTAAAGTATTTATGATTGGTAACCCGACAAAGAGATCGGGTTATTTTTATAATTCTCATACTAAAAATAAACACTCCTGGGCTACTCATACTTTATCTTGTAGAAATTCTCGTTTAGTATCTGATGATTATGTTAAGGATATGGAGGAAGAATGGGGTAAAGATTCTGATGTAGTAAGAGTTAGAGTTGATGGCCTATTTCCTAAATCAGAGTCAGACAGTTATATTAGCACAGACTTAGTTGAAGATGCTTTTGTATATGAAGTAAATAGACCTGAAGGAAAGAAAGTATTAGGGGTGGATGTTGCTAGGTTTGGTGATGATGAGATTGTTTTTGTTGGGCGACAAGGTAATAAGCAAATAGAATTAGATACTATTAAGAAAAAGCGTACTACAGAGACTACTGGTAGAATTATTAATAAGATTAGAGATAAAGGTTATAGAATTGTTAATATAGATGTTGGTAATATGGGTGCTGGAGTAATAGATCAGTTAATAGAGAAGATAAATAAATTAGGATTAAGGTGTAAAGTTAATGAAATTGGTTTTGGAGATAAAGGGGATGAATACAACTTTAACAAGACAGCTGTTCTTTGGAGAAATTTAAAAGAGAAGCTTAAAGAGGGTGTTGATCTAATAGAAGATGAAAAAACCAAAGAGCAAGTTACTAATAGAAAGTATGAGTTTTCTAGTGATGGCAAATTGAAGATGGAAAGTAAAAAACATATGAAAGCTAGAGGATTAGATTCTCCAGATAGAGCTGATGCATTAGCTCTTGCTTTTTATGATGGCAAAGGCAGAAGTTACAGTATTTCAGATTTATTTAATTAGTGTTAATATTATAATTGTGAATAAAACCCTAATTTACTTGAACTATATATATTATTATGCTATACTAAATATATAAGTTAATAAAACCCTATTTCATATCAAATAGGGTCATTCAAGTATAGAGGGGTGTTAATATGGCTAGAAGGAGAAAATTACCTTATATTTTAAATGATGAAGAGCAAAAAGCTTTATTAGGTGTTTTTAATACCAGGTATCCTACTGGAGAAAGAAACAAGACAATAATTAGGTTTATATTGGATACTGGACTTAGATTATCAGAAATGATTAATTTAAAATGGAATCACATTGACGGAAATCTTGTTAAAGTGGTTGAAGGTAAAGGTAAGAAAGATAGATATGTAGGAGTTAGGCAGGAAAGTCTTAAAATGATTAGTCATTGGAAGAAAAGGCAACAAGAAGCATTAGAAAAGAAAAATTGTAGCAATGATGATAATTTAGTTTTTACTAGCCTTACAGGGAATAAGCTAGATTCTAGGAATGTAAGGAGAATGATTTATAAATATGCTGATAAAGCTGGTATTCAAGAAGAGGTAGAAAGACATTACACAGATGATGATGGTAATGAGCTTGAAGATACTTATAAAGAAAAGAAGGTAACTCCTCATAGTTTAAGACATACTTTTGCGACAGATCTTTATAGAAGAACTAAAGATTTGAGGTTAGTTCAAGAAGCTTTGGGTCATAGTGATATAGCCACTACAGAAATTTATACTCATGTAGCTCCAGTAGAAGTAGTTGAAGCTATGATGAACTTTAGAGATTAAGCATCCGAGAGGGTGCTTTTTTATTTGGGAAAGGAGGGAGTTAACAAAAATGAAAGCTAAAAAGAAGCTAGTGTGTAAAGTTAATAATAATTTAGGTCAATTAAGCACCTTGCTAGATCAAGCTAGTGATAAAGCGAGTGAATTAAAAGAGTTATTAGATCAGATAAATAATTTTGAAATAGAAGTAGAGGTTAAAGAGGATGGTTTAGAAATAGGTGAATCCAATGAAGGCTAGTGGAATGGATAAAGCTATATTGGTTTGGAGTGTATTATTATCTGTAAAATATTTTATTGAGCCATATTTAAATGGTGCTTATAGTTTATTTGAATTAGCATACTTAATACCTAATCTAAGAGATTCCTTTTTTATGTTTTTATTACTATTTACAATTACAAGATTTATTATATATGTATTAGGTTTTGATTAAAGCTTGAGGAGGTGATTAAGTGGGCCAACAAGGATACAGTATTGGGAATGTAATTAAAGATGAAGTTAGACAGGACTTTATGCACTCTAGCAATCCCAATAGTAGTAAAGGTAAGTCTAGATTAGTTAGTGGAAGAGGTGATCCATTAGTTAGTCAAAGACCTAATCAGGGAATTAAGCTTACAGACGAACAGGTAACTAATTTATATAAGACTAATCGTATCTTTCAGAATATAATCGATATTCCAGCTGAGGACATGACTAGAGAGTGGATTGATTTTCAAGATACAGATAAGAAGTTAAAGAAATCGATACTAGATAAGCTTAATGATCTTGATGCTCAACCTAAAATTAATGATATGTGTGAGTATGAGAGGTTGAGAGGTGATGGTTTCTGCAGTATTGGAGCAAGAGAGAAAGGAAGCTTGGATATAGGAAAAGAGATAAATAAGAAATCATTAATTGATATAGATTATATTCATGCTTTTTCTAAGATGAAGGTAAAAGATGCAGCTGTAAATGAAGATCCCTTTAGTAAGGAATATGGAGAGATAGAATATTATGAACTTAAAGGAGAAAATAATTCAGCTGATACTAGGTTAGTGCATAAGGATAGGATCCTACACCATCAAGTAAGGACAGTTGAAGATGAACTGTGGGGGATTCCTCTTATTCAGTCGCTTTATGATCCATTAGTTATATTTGATAATGTTGCTTGGTCAACTGGCCAGATAGCATATTCTTTAGCATTTAAAGTGCTTAAAACTGATGGCGTTGATATTGCTAATAGAAAAGATTATGCGAAAAGAAGAGCCTGGTATGAAGCAGAGTTTAATTCTAATAGTTTGGCCATCATTGGAAAAGAAGATGAGCTAAGTTTTGTATCTCCTACAGGTAATATCAATGCATTAAAAGAGATTTATAACTTTACTTGGGAGTATCTTGCTGGTGCTGCTAGAATGCCTAAGTCACATCTACTAGGTCAAGCACAAGGTACTATTACTGGTGGCCAGTTTGACAGTCTTAATTATTATGCTAGGATTGCAGGTCTCCAGGAGAACTTTTTAAGACCTCATATAGAATATTTAATAGATCTGCTCTTTTGGGCCAAAGATAGTGGAGTTGGTAAAGGGAGTATGGATCCAGTAGGTAAATATAATATGACTTTTAATCCATTGTGGAAATTAGATAAAGAAACTGATGCCAAGATTCGTAAGATGGTAGCTGAAACTCATAAAATTTATATAGATTCTAGTGTATTTACTCCAGATGAAGTAAGACAAGGTGAGTTTGGAAAGATAGGATTATTAGAAAAGCTAGATATGAGTGAAGAAGAGTTAGATGCTATAGCTGATACAGTAGAAGAAGCAAGAAAGAAATACCAGGAAGGGTCGTGATAATATGGCCAGACTTCCAAAGGTAAAGTTTCCTACTACTCAAGCAGTAGATTATTATGATAAGCTGGTTGATTTGATAGATCAGATGCATAACTTAGCTGAAGGAGTATTTGAAAGAAAAGTTAGACCGGTATTAAGAAGAAATGACAGTATTAGATTAGATGATGAAATAGATGAAGTGAATAGAGCTTTAGATAAAATAGAAGAAGAAGCTATTAATAATATATTTGAACAGGTTGTAGATAAACTGGCCAATGACTTCATTGATCTAGTAAGAACTCACTCTATTGTCCAGGTAGGAAATCAAGTTAAAGCAGTTTTAGGATTTGATCCCTTAAAGAATGATCCAGCTTTGGCCCAAATAGCTAAAGCAGCAGTTAAAGAAAATGTTAGATTAATTAAATCGATACCTAGAAAATATTTTGATGATCTAAATAGGATAATCTTAAATGGAATTAGAGCAGGAAATAGTACAGAAGAAATAGCAGAAGAGATTCAGAAGTTATATGATGTTACTAGAAATAGAGCTAAATTGATTGCTAGAGATCAGGCAGGTAGTTTACAGGGGGATTTAACTAAAGCTAGACATAAGAATCTAGGACTTAAAAAGTTTAGATGGGTTGCTACTAATGATTCTAGAGTAAGAAAGAAGCATGATGACTTTGATGGCCATGTTTATACTTGGGAGGATGGAGCTGGTGCTGGAGTCTTTCCTGGTAAAGAAATTAATTGTAGATGTACTGCTTCATTAGTAAGAGAAGAGTTAGAAGAAATGTGGCAAGCTGCATAAGGAGGGATTAGATGTTACCTAAGCATATTTGGAATACACCATACTATAAATTAAAATGGCGTTATAGATGGTTTATGCAACCTATGGTAATGTTAGTTAAAGGCTTAAATTGGTTAGTAATTAAAATTGTAAAGATGGCCAGTAAATAACTAGATTCAATTATGATATAATATGAATTATTAAACTACTTTAAAGGAGGAAGATGCAATGAGTTCTAAAAGTTGGATAGCTGGTGAGTGTAAAAAGTGTGGTTATGAAGTTGTTGTAACACAGCCTGACTCAGAAAACTATCCATATGATGACTATTGGTGGTATTGTTCAAATAAAGATTGTAGTTTTCATAAACAGGGAGAACATACTGGAGATATGGAAGTTCCTACTTGGATTGAAATAGAAAAAGAAAATAAAATAACAATTGAATTAGATAAAGAAGATATGACTGCCTTGGTCAAAGGTTTGCATCTTCCATTAGAATTAATGGATGAAAAAATAATATCAGAAAACGGAAATTATGCTGCTTCTTATGGTAGATGGGACTGGAAATGGAATGCCTTTCAAAAAAATAGCCTAGAAGAGATATATCAAGTCTATTTAATGCTGAAAAATTATCAAGAAGATAAAAATAATTAAATAAAAGGTAAAATGATTTAACCACCTTCTTAGGTGGTTTTTCTTATGCCATATTAAAATTATCTTAAAAAAGGAGGTGATTGAGAATTGGCAGAGAGATTTGATTCAGTTGAAGTAGAGAATGTAAAAAAGAATGATGCTGGATTCTTAACTTATGATCTCTTAGCAGCTCAAACTGGAGTATTCCCTTATCGAGATTATGCTACTGGAGAGATAGTCTATGAATTAAAGCATCCAGATGATTTACTAACTGATGAAGTATTAGAGCAGTTGAATAATCTACCTATTTGTAACGAGCATCCCTTTGAGTTTGTTAATACAGAGAACTCAACAGAGTTAGTCAAAGGACTTACAGGTCAAAATGCCAAGGTAGATGATAATAAACTGGCCAATAATGCAACTGTTTTTGATGGTAATCTAATAGCTGCTATTGTTACTGGTGATAAAAGAGAGTGTAGCTTAGGTTTTACTTGTGAGATAGTAGATGAATCAGGAGAATTTGAGGGCCAACATTACGATAGAAGGCAGACTAATTTTAAGCTTAATCATCTGGCCATGGTCCCCAAAGGTCGCTGTGGATCAGATTGTTTTGCTAAGTTAGATAGTGAAGATGGAGAGGTTAGGCAAGATTCAGCATATCAAGTTAGAGAAGATAATTTAGACAATAACAAGAAAGGAAGTGGAAAGATGGCTGTAATTAAATTAGATAATAAGGAATTTGAAGTAGATGAAGCTGTAAAGGCTAGATTAGACAGTCTAGAGTCAAATAATAAAGAATTAACTAAAGAGGTTGGCCAGTTAGAAGGTAAGGTAGATGCTCAAAATGATACTATTAAACAACTTAAAGAAGATAAGGCAGAACTAGAAGGGAATCAGCTTGATAGCGAGACTCTTCAACAGAAGATTGATGAAAGATTGGCCCTTCTTGAAGATGCTAAGTTATTCTTAGATTCTGAATATGATTTTACTGACAAAGAAACTAAAGATATTAAAATTGATTGTATTAAGGCTGTAAATGATAGCTTTGATCCTGAAGGTCGCTCAGATGATTATATAGATGCTAGATTTGATGCTATGATTGAGATGGCCAGTGAAGGATCTACAGGAGATAATAATTTAAGATATCAGAAGAAGAAACAAGATGGTGATGATTCTAGTATTCAGAAGAAAAAGAATAAGAGACTTAACTTGAAAAAATAAATTAAATTAGGGAGTGATATGAGATGAGAAGTACTCTTAATCCTGGAGAATTAGCAGAAGGAAGAAGAATGAGTGCAGACTCTAAAGCTTCAGAGGGAATTATTCCTTTTGGTGCTGGAGTTAAGGCAGGAACTAATCCAGAAAAACAAGTAGCTGCTTGGGATGGTGCTACTGCTGATGATAAGTTTAAAGGTATTGCTATGTTTTCAATTGAGGGAGATTTAGATAATGGCCATTATCCAGATGGTGTCCCTACTACTGTATTAAGAAAAGGTGTTATCTGGGTTAAGTTAAGTGATAATGCATCAGCAGTTACAGCTGGGGATCAAGTAGCAATTCGTAATGATAATCTATTTGATAAAACTCCATTAACTACTGGTACTAGTGGAAGTTATGGAGTAGAGTTGACTAATGCAGAGTTTAAGACTGCTGGCCAACCTGGAGAAGTTGTTAAGGTTGAGATTGATATGCCAACTGCTACTAAGGTAGTTCAATTATAAGAGAGGAGATGATGTAGGTGAAAGGATTAACTGGAGTAAAAAGACAAGATTCTTTATTAACTAATGATGATTTAAAAGCTATTGATAATAAGCTGTATGAAGCGAAAGAGGATGAGTTAAAGGCTAGGACATTAGTATCATTAAAGACTGATGATCCAGCTCATGTTAAGGTGATTTCCTATAAGAAGATCACTAAGAAAGGTGCTGCTAAGATATTTGCTTATGGTGCAGATGATGTACCTTTAGTTAGTGCTGATATTGAAGAGCATACTCAAAGAGTATTTGGTATTGTTGATGGTTTTGTAATTCCTTATGATGATTTAAGAGCTGCTAGAGCTAATGGAGTTTCTATTGATGCTACTTATGCTGTTGCTGCTAGAAGAGCTGCAGCAGAGAAGGAAAATGACTTCTTCTTTGTAGGTGATGATGATTATAATGCTGAGGGATTAATTAACTTTACTGGTATTCAGACCTTTGCAGTAGATACTAATGATGCAGGATCTAGTACTAAATGGGCTGATAAAACAGGACCAGAAATCATTGAAGATATTAGACAGGGAAGAAAGAAAGTAAATATTAAGCCTGGACTACAAGCAGATACTTTAGGACTACCTCCTTCACACTATGAGGATTTAGATAGAGAGTATAAGCCAGGGACTTCTAATGATAAGACTATTCGTGAAGTATTGGAAGCTAAGAATTGGTTTAGTAGAATTGAGCCTATTGCTGAGTTAGAAAAAGCAGGAGATGCTGATGAAGATAGCTTTATTGTTTTTGATAGCTCAGAAGATGTAGTTCAAATGTCTTTACCTATGGATCTATATAGACACGATCCTATCCAGAAGGATAATCTTGCAGAGCAAATTAACCTTGAGGAGCGTACTGGAGGGGCTGTTGTTAGATTCCCACTTGGTATAGTGAGAGGAGATGGTATTTAATGATGAGAATATTCAATAAGAGTAATGTAATTAAGCATGTTGGTGATGTGTCTTTAAATATTGGTGCTAATGTAGTTAAAGAAGAGGAATGGGCCAAAGTTAAAAAACATCCAGTAGTAAAAGGGTGGTTAGATATGGGTACTGTTGAAGTTGAAGAAGGAGATCTATCTGATATCAATGAAATTAAGCCTATCTCTAAAGCTGTTGAGGTTATAGAATCTACTTTTGATGAGAAGCAGTTATTAGAGTGGAAAGAGCAGGCAGATAGAAAAGGTGTTAAGGAGGCTATTGATAAGCAGATAGCGTATTTGAATGAAGAAGGAGAAGGGGATGAATAAAGTTGGCCCTTACTACTGTAGCAAAAGTAAGAGGTATTGCTTCTAATTTATCTAGTTTGGAAGATTCAACTATTGAAATGTATATAGATGATGCAGTCTTGGAGCTGGAGGACTTTAGATATGATGAAAAGTACCAGGAGAAGTTAGAGAGATATATGGCTGCTCATCTTGGTACTTTAGATAAGCCTAAGCCAACTGATAAAATGTTAGGACCAATGAGAAATATGTATCCTAATAGAACTGGCCAAGAGGAACTGAAATTAACTGAGTATGGTAAAGAGGTCCTAAGGATATTGAGGAAATGTAATGGCCCAGCTATGGTGGTGTTTTCATGACAGTTAAAGTTGAAGATGATAATAAAGTTCCTCAAATTTTAGAAGAGCTTTATAAATTGCAGAATAAGAAGATAGAAATAGGAGTATTAGGAGATCAAGATTCTAAATTACTTATGATAGCAAGTGTGAATGAATTTGGAATTGAGATAGATGTTACTCCTAGAATGAGAGCTTACCTTCATAGTCAAGGTTTACACCTTAAAAAGAGTACTAAAAAGATTAAGATACCTGAAAGAAGCTTTGTTAGAGCTACTTTTGATGAAGAGTATAAAGATATGATTAAAAAAGCTGAAGCAGGGATAGCAAAGGTGGTAGAAGGCAAGCAAAGTGCTGATACTTTCTTTGCTCTATATGGAGAGTATTTAGTTAGCTTAGTTCAGGAAAAGATAGTAGATATTAAGAGTCCTCCTAATCATCCTTTTACAGTGAAGCAAAAGACTACCTCGGCTGGTACTGGAGATAGTCCTCTTGAAGATACAGGAAGATTAAAGGGGGCTATCAGCTATAGGGTGGTGTAATTATGGAATTTAGTGATTTGATTAAAGAGAATAGTGTACCAATAGAGCTAATCAAAGAATCAGAAGGTTACCAAGATGGGCCAAGATGGGTAGATGGCCAAACTACTCATTATTTATTAGAAGCTGCAGTATTTCATCTAACTACTGAAGATATTAAGCAGTATGATGGAGGATCCTACACAACTAAGGATATCAAGCTCTATATTATAGAGGATTTTACAGCTGTAAATAAAGAGACTGGCCAAGAAGAAGAGGTTAGTATTGAAAAAGAAGAAGAAATTATATTCAGAGGGGATCATTATTCTCTTGAAGAGTTCCAGGACCAAACTATTAATTCAGATTTCTATGAATTTGTAGCTAAGAGGGTGGTCATAGATGATTGATTTAGAGACTATAGCTAATGACATCTGGCAACCACTAAAAGATTATTCTGGATGTCCTCAAATATTATTGGCCAATCAGAAGATACCACCAAAGAAGCTTAAAGATCAGAGGGTTATATATAACTTTTCTAGACCTTATAACACTGGAAATATTAATTTTACTGAGGTTAAAGAAGTAGTAGAAAGCATTGAAGCAGAGTTTGATAAGGATTTGATGTATAACTATTATTATAATCCTCGTGTAACCTTATCTATTACTGGCTATGGGAGTAATAAGAATCCTATAGATCTTTATTTGAATAAGGTTAGAGAGTTCTTTATGATCCCTAAGTTAGCTGGTTATTTTTTTGAGGACTATAAAGGGGTAGTAGTCAATGTAGGAGATACTATTGATAAGACTACCTTTTTAGAGAACGATTATGAAATAAGAAAAGGATTTGATGTTATCCTTTCTTTTCAGGATATCATAAGTGTACGAGAAGCTACGATAGAATCCATAGGGATTAATGAAGAAATAGTGAAAGGATAGCGAAAGAGCAGGTTATTGCTGCTCTTTGTCATCCCAAACTAATTTATAGCCAATAATATCAGCTATATCTTTAACTTCTTTATATTGAATAGTTTCTCTTCTTAGCTTGTTGCTTAAATTTTCAGGAGAATAGCTTTTATTATACTTTTCTCCTAATTGGTCTGCAACATCTTTAATCGTATATCCTTTTCTTATTATTAAAGATTTTATTTCACTTTTTATAGACACAATAACACCTCCTCAATAGTTATTATACTATATATAAAGTAATTATTCAAACTATAAAGTTAGAATAATTACTCATAAGTGTTGACATTTTAATTTATACCCCTTATAATATAATTAGTAATAAAACGATATAGTTAGAATAATAACTTTCAAGGAGGGGTTAAAATGATAGAAAGAGATTTAAAATTAAAAGAAGATATAGCAGAGTTTATTGGTAAGAGAATGGATAGGATTGCTGATAAGCAAGATAAAGATAGAAAGAATACTAATAAAGAGATAATTAAGATTCATAGTAGATTAATGGAGAAGATAGCACCTGAGCTTAGAGAAGATTTATTTGAGCTACAAGAAGCTTATGTTTGTGCAGGAGCTTTAGAAGGTGAAGCTTGTTATAAGCAAGGGTTACAGGATGGAATGAAGTTAGCTTTGGGTGTGATAGAATGAT